TTCAAGAGTTATGTCTGCAATCCACAAAAGATTATATTCTTCACTAAGACAAGAATTTAGAACACTAGCAAAAGTATTTAAAACATATTTACCACCAGAATATCCATATGATGTTGTAGGTGGAGAGAGAAATATTAAACAAACAGATTTTGATGATAGAATAGATATTATTCCTGTTGCAGACCCTAATATATTTTCTATGTCGCAAAGAATTACAATTGCCCAAACAGAACTACAATTAGCAACATCAAATCCAGATCTACATGATATGTATACAATCTACAGAAAAATGTATGAAGCATTAGGTGTAAAAGATATAGATAAAATCTTACCTCCTCCTGCACCAACAGAACCTAAAGATCCAGCATTAGAACATATTGATGCATTGACTCAAAAACCTTTTCAAGCGTTTAGAAATCAAGACCACCAGGCACATATGACTGCTCACTTAAACTTTATGGAAACTAATTTGGTTAGAAATAATCCACCAGTCATGGTCTCTATACAAAAGAATTGTCTAGAACACATTTCTTTAATGGGACAAGAACAAGTTGAAATGGAATTTGCAGAACAGATTCAACAAATGCAACAAAAAACGCAAATGATGCAACAACAAGGACAAATGAATCCACAAATGCAACAAAAAATGCAAATGGAAGCTCAACAATTTTCTATGAAGATAGAAGCAAGAAAAGCAGTTCTAATTGCAGAGATGACAGAAGAATTTATGAAGGAAGAGAAGAGAATTACATCTCAATATGACTCTGATCCTTTATTGAAATTAAAATCAAGAGAAGTTGATCTTAAAGCAATGGAAAATGATCGTAAAACTAAAGAAATGAAGGCGAGAGAAGAACTTGAACGAGCAAAACTAGTTCAAGATCAAACTAGTACTGATAAAAAACTTGAACAAAATGAAGAATTAGCAGGTTTACGTGCCGATACTTCAATTGAAAAACAAGAAATGGCAAATGAAAACAGATTAATACTTGCCCACATGAAACCTAAGGGAGGCAACGGTGCCACTAACCGTTAAAGGTAAAAAAATTAAAAAAGCAATGAAAAAACAGTATGGTAAGAAAAAAGGGGAAACAATTTTCTATGCATCTGCCAATAAAGGCACTATAACAAACATAGATAAAAAAAGGAGCACATAATGGCGTGGAATTATAAAAAAAGTAAGTCAGTTAAAATGGAAGATTCTAAAGTTGTCACTGATCCAAGATCAGCAACTAGTTTTAGAGGAAAATCTAGATTAGCTGTCGGCAATACTAACCCTGTTAAGGGGTCTGGTGCCGCTAGAAAACAAAAAGACGTAACCTGGGTTTAGTATGTGGTTTGGAGCAATTAAACTAGCTCTTAACGCTGGAACTCACATTTACAAAAAGCGTCAAGAGACAAAGATGGCTATGGCTGATGCTCAGCACATGCATGCGCGAAAGATGGCCAGCGGCGAAGAGCAATACCAGGGCAAACTTTTAGAGGCTCGGCAAAACGACTATAAGGACGAGGTAGTTTTAGCGATTCTCACACTCCCCATAATAATTTTGGCCTGGGGAGTCTGGTCGGACGATCCGGCCGCGATGGTGAAGATAAACAGCTTCTTCGAGCATTTTTCGGCACTGCCGTCATGGTTCACAAATTTATGGATCCTTGTATGCGCGTCAATATTTGGTATAAAGGGAACACAAATATTTAGAAATGGTAAAAATAAAAAATAAGAAAGGAGAAAAATAAAATGAGTATAAACGGAAAAGTTAAATGGTTTAATTCAACCAAAGGTTATGGATTTATAGCACGTGAAGACAAAGAAAAAGATGTTTTTGTACATTCGTCAGCAGCTAAAGCAGCGAACTTAGAGTTAAATGAAGGCGATGCGCTAACATTTGAAGTTGAGATTGGTGCAAAAGGTCCTTCCGCAGTTAATCTACAGTCAGTATAAATGGCAAAAATAAACTAGACAATTAATAATTAAAAACATATAAATAATTAAGGAGAAAACTATGAGAAATGACTATGGAAATAAACCTAGAAAAAAACTTGCTGGTGGTAAAAGAGTTGGCAAGCAATTCGGCGGTGGATTACCTATTCAACCAACTGTAGCTGCTAGACCGATGGGTGTCGCTGCTCCAGCTGCTAGTCCAATGGGTGTCACTGCTCCAGGACGAAGATTTGGTGTGAAGCATGGTGGTAAAAGTAAAAAATAAAATAAATAAGAAAAAAGAAATAGGAGAAACAAAGGTAAATTTTGTTTTTCCTAAAAAAGAAAAATATATTGGATCACATATTAAAAGCAAATTAGGTGATGAATATGCATCTAATAAAAGCTATGAGGAATATTATAAAGATTTAATTTAATGGATTTAGAAAACGTAATATACAAATTACGCAGAGCTTTAGATAATAAGATAAATGCATTGTCACTCAGTGTAACGTCCGGCGGGGTTGACAATATGGAAACATATAAGTATATAATAGGACAAATAAACGCCCTAGAGGCAACTAAACAGGAACTCTCTGCCCTGCTAGAACATAAGGAGCAAAATGACGGAACAGTCGTCGACATCGCAAAAGGAAAACCCAAAGCTTAAACTGGCTTTAGTGGAAAAGTACAAAGAAGAAACAGAAAAATTACCAAAACCTACAGGCTGGAGAATTTTAGTTTTACCATTCAGAATGGACGAAAAAACTAAAGGTGGAATTCTTATGGGGCAAGACACACTGGACAAACAACAGGTTGCATCACAATGCGGAAACGTATTAGCGATGGGATCTCAATGTTATAAGGATAAAGAGAGATATCCTTCAGGTCCATGGTGCAAGGTTGGTGATTGGGTGATCTTTGCGCGTTATGCAGGATCACGTATACAAATTGAAGGTGGAGAAATTCGACTGCTAAACGAAGATGAAATTTTAGCAACTGTCAAGAATCCAGAGGATATCTTGCATAAATATTAATCATTGGAGGAAACAATGCCAGAAGAAAATAAAATAAAGAAAGAAGATCCAAATGTAGATATAGACACTTCAGGTCCTGAAGTGGATGTAACTATTCCTGAGGAAAAAAAGGAAGAAGTAGTAGAGACCACGGAACAGGAAACAGTAAAAGAAGAACCAGTAAAAGAAGAACCAGTAAAAGAAGAACCAGTAAAAGAAGAAGATACTAAACTAGAAGAATATAGTAAAGGCGTTCAATCACGTATTTCTAAACTCACAAGAAAAATGAGAGAAGCAGAACGTAGAGAAGGCGCTGCTGTTGAATATGCTCAAGCTTTAGAATATCAAAGAAGACAGGATCAGTCTCAATTTAAAAAAATGGATACTGATTATTGGTGTCGATTTGAGAAAAATGTTAAAACTGGAATGGAATCAGCTCAAAAAGAATTGGCTGCTGCCATTGAATCAGGAAACGCAGAAGCTCAGGTTGAGGCTAATAAAAGAATTGCTTCGCTTGCATTTGAAAATGCAAAATTGGAGCAAAGAAAAACAACTGTTGAAGAGGAAAAACCTGTTCAACTTTCAGACGGTGGAAGATTACCACAGCAAACTCCACAAAGCTTACCTGAACCCGATCCACAAGCGGAAGCATGGGCAAGTAGAAACAAATGGTTTGGCACAGACCGAGCTATGACGTTTACTGCCTTTGAACATCATAAGGATTTGGTTGATAAGGAAGGTTTTGATCCAAAATCGGATGATTACTATGTGGAAATAGATAAAAGAATAAAGGTTGACTTTCCCCATAAGTTTGCTAAAGGTGGAAGTATAGAAACGCCAGGAACCAATCAGTTGGTGGCTTCAGCGACAAGAAGCGTAAGACCTGGGCGCAACACTGTGAGACTCACATCTTCACAGGTAGCAATAGCTAAAAAATTAGGTGTGCCACTCGAAGAATACGCAAAACAAATAAAAATCACGGAAGGAGCGTAATATGAAAAAAGAACATACAAAAACCTCACGTGCGAGTCAAACACGGTCAAATACTGAAAGGCCAAAAGTGTGGACTCCTCCATCATCTCTAGATGCACCTCCTGCGCCTAAAGGATTTAGGTACAGATGGATCAGAGCTGAAGTCATGGGATTTTCGGATACGAAAAATATCCAAGGACGAATAAGAGAAGGTTATGAACTCGTTCGTTCTGAAGAAATCGAAAATGCTTCAGATTATCCAGTCATCGACGAAGGTCGATACAAGGGGGTAGTAGGGGTCGGTGGCCTTTTGCTTGCAAAGGTTCCAGAAGAGATTGCGCAGCAACGTACTGACTATATGACAAGACGTCATACAGACCAAAACGAAGCTATAGAACACGATCTTATGAAGGAGCAGGATAAGAGGATGCCTATCAATATTGACAGGCAGTCTCGTGTAACCTTCGGTGGTACAAAGAAAACCTAGTTTTCTCGGGATAACAACCAATTCCCTATCATCGATTTTAATTAACCGTTTACAGGTAAAACTGTAAACTTAGGAGTAACAAACTATGGCAAATAGTAATACGCAAGGTTTTGGATTAATTCCTCTTGGTACACTGGGCTCAAGCTACAGTAACCAAGGACAATCCAAATACGTTGTTGAAGCGGCTTATAGTGACTCTGATCTTTTTCAAGGATGTACTGTTAGAGTAGTAGCAGGATATATTGAACAAGCATCACTCACTAGAACCCTTACATGTCTTGGTGTGTTTAATGGTATCTTTTATAACGCGTCGACTACTTTAAAGCCGACGTGGTCTAACTGGTACAATCAACCAATTACTCCAGCTAATAGTGAAAACCTTACGGCTTTTGTATTAGACAATCCTCATCAATTATATGTGGGCTCTATGTCTGCAATAATGACGAATGGACAAGTTGATTTTGGAGAAACTATCTCCTTTTCAGCGGCAGATCCAACAGGAAGTGAAATTTCTGGGCAATGTTCTAATACATTAGATTACGCTAACTTAAGCGTAAATGCGGGCCAGTGGAGAGTTATAAGAAAAGCTGAGGATCCATCTAATAATGATGTTTCTGCAGCTTATGCTTCAGTTGTCGTTGTTAACAACCTCAACCAATTCACACTCGGTACTGCTACTGTTGGTATCACTTGGGCATCATAGGAGCATATAGAAATGGCAATATCAAGAGCACAGCTAGTTAAAGAACTAGAGCCTGGCCTAAATGCACTATTTGGGCTGGAATACAAACGGTATGATAATCAACATGCTGAGATATACGTACAAGAATCTTCTGACAGGGCTTTTGAAGAAGAAGTCATGTTATCAGGATTCGCGAACGCCGATGTAAAAGCTGAGGGCCAAGGCATATCATATGACGAAGCTCAAGAAACTTTTACAGCACGTTACACTAATGAGACTATCGCTCTAGCATTTGCGATAACAGAAGAAGCTATCGAAGATAACCTCTACGATAGAATTGCTTCTCGTTATACAAAAGCTTTAGCAAGATCTATGAGCAACGCTAAAGAAGTAAAAGCGGTTTCTCCGTTAATTAATGGTCTACCATCTGGTAGCTTTAAAACGGGAGACGCTGTAACTTTATTTAGCACTCAACACCCGACGGTTGCAGGAGTATTTAGTAATACTTTAGCAACAGCGGCAGATCTTAACGAAACTTCATTGGAGCAATCTTTAATAGATATAGCTGCAATGACTGACGAACGAGGTCTTAAAATTGCGGCTAGAGGAGTTAAAATGATAATTCCTTCTGAGCTTCAATTTACTGCTGAAAGATTATTTAAATCTCAAGGCAGAGTGGGAACAGCTGATAATGACATCAATGCAATCAAATCTATGGGAATGATTCCTCAAGGATATAGAGTGAATAATTTCTTAAGTGATACTGATGCATTTTACATCATTACAGACGTACCTAATGGTATGAAAATGTTCAACCGTGCACCATTGACAACTGCAATGGAAGGCGATTTCGATACTGGGAACGTTAGATACAAAGCTAGAGAAAGATACGTCTTCGGATGTTCTGACCCTAGAGGTATTTACGGCTCACCAGGAGCGTAATAACATTAGAGATGAGGCCGCCTCAAAACGGCCTCATTTCGTTTATAAAGATAGAAATATGAAAAACTTCCGAGTACAAATCCATTTTAACGGCTACTATGCCGATTTTAATCTTATGGCTGAAGATAGTAAGGAAGGGATTGAAAAATCAATCCTTGACAAACTAGGACAAAATAAGGTAAAACTGGAGAAAGATGGATTTACCCGTGGTAAATGGATAACCTATGAGGAGGTTAACGATGACGGAAGACCTATACATTACGAAACAGTCCTTGGAGTTAGAATGGCAACACGAGCACCTGAAGTCAGGGATACATAATATTCGGATGATTGAGATCAATAGACAAATCCAGGATGTTATAAAGCAGATCATTGCCAGTGAATTTGAAGCAGATACGCTTCAAACCAAAATAAACGAGGCCAAGGCCGAAGTTTCGATAGCCACTTAAGCGCTATCAAAAATCATACATTTCACAGGGATACCTTGCACTTTTTTTAAAAAAGGGCTATAAAAAAAATACTATATAAATTAATTAGAATGTAGACGCGTATAGTCGATGGCCTAGAGACTACATTCGCAAACTAGGAGGATATAATTATGGCAAATACATCATTTTCGGGACCCGTAAGATCGGAGAACGGATTTAAAACTATAAGTAAAACTGCATCAACAGGTGTAGTACATGATAGAACTTATGGCACTCCTGCAAAGGATGCACGAAGATTTTATTTAGAAGAAAACTTCCTACAAAGACCTGGTCTAAATGCAAATATTGACCAAGTATCTACAGTTGAAGTTCAAAGAGCTTTAAATAGAAACTGGGAAGCATTAGGAACTAACATGACTACTGCTCTATGCACATTCGCGACAACGGGTGCTGGAGTTTTAGCAACAACAGCAACAGCTGACCAAGACCAAGCAATTCTAACACCACATTTAGATACTGCAGCGACAGCATGGGCAGGAGCTTTATGGGGAACAGAAAACTCAGTACATTTTGAAACATCACTACAGATACCTGCACTTGATAATCAAAAAGTTTGGGCTGGTCTAAAGTTAACTAATGATCAATTAGTTGCTACGGACGCTAACCAAATGTTCTTTAAATATCAAACAGATGCTACAAACAGTGAAGCCTTTACGACTTTTGCTAAATGGCATTTTGTTCATAGTATTGCTGACACTGATTATATTAGTGTATTACCAATTACTGTTGCGATAAACACACCATATCACTTTAAAATTGAAGTTGATTCAGATAGAAAAGCGGCAATTTTTGTAAATGGTATTCAATATAATGTAACAACTACTGCGGGCAGCACTGGTGGTACAGCGGTAACAACTGGTACTACTAAAACAAAAGCTTTGACAGATAACATTGATTTAATTCCTTACGTTGGAATTGAAGCAGGAGATGGGGCAGCGGAAGCAGTCAACGTTCACTATGTTGCGTGTAGCAGAAACGTATACGAATAATAAACAAATTAACTCTTTGGGTGGAGTGTAATGACTCCACCCCTAGATAAAGGAGATAAAAAATGGCAGATGCAGTATTAAATCAAACAATTTTTGATGGTGATAAAAAATTAATAACACATTATAACAACGTTTCAGATAGCGATGGAGGAACAACAACTATTGTTGATGTTTCAGCATTAGGAACAAGTCCAAGTGGAGATACTTGTACTAGAGTAAGATTAAATAAACTTTGGTATAGTGTGTCAATGACAGCTAAAGTAGATTCACTTAGATTACTTTGGGATGCAACAACTGATGCAACTTTTTTAACTTTAGAACAAAGTGGTTCTTTTGATTATAGTTCTATAGGTGGAGTAAAAAACAACGAAGCTTCAGGTGTAACAGGAGATGTTAAAGCAACTCTACCAGCTTGTACTAGCGGAGACTCTGCTACTATTACTTGCGAGTGGATTAAAGTATACTAGGGAGGTAACTTATGGCCAACACAACATCTGGCACAGTTACTTTTGACAAAACTTTTGCTGTTGATGAAATTATAGCAGAAGCATACGAACGTATAGGTTCACAAGTAACTTCTGGATATCAACTAAAAACGGCGAGACGTTCTTTAAATGTAATGTTTCAAGAATGGGGCAATAGAGGTTTGCACTACTGGGAAGTAGGCGATACCAATATTGATCATGGTTGAAGGTCAAGCTGAATATATTTTCTATAGAGCTACAGGCGATGGTACTTCTGCAACTACAGCTGGAGGAACAACAGGAACATCTACTTATGGTTTAGCTGATGTTTTAGAAGCTACACTTAGATCTGATAAAGGAGATACGGATCAAGCTGATTCCACGCTTACAAAAACAGATCGATCAACTTATTCTGGATTAGCTAATAAATTATCTAAAGGAACTCCCAC